GAGGCTCCCGTTACGGTGTTACGGCTGATAACGAAGTTACTACTGACCTCAAAGAAGGGGCAATCAAAATGCTGGTTGCTCTTGACTGTCTAAATATCCTAATCAATACGGTGGCAACATATTATAGCGAAGATGAGCGTAGTGTATATGACCGCCGGTTTGCTGAACAGATTAAGACCTTTCAAACAAGGGCAGACCAAGCACTGAAATTAATCTCAGAAGGTGAAGGTTCAGCATTCGCAAGTGGTAAAACAACAACTCGTCTAACTTCGAGTTGATGCTAAATGGCAAACAAATATTGGGTTGGTAATCAAACAAGCGGTACTGCGCTAACTGCTAACACTGCCGCTAATTGGAATACTGTCGCAGACGGTAGTGGTGTAGCAGGCGTTCCCGGCACAACAGATGATTGTATATTTGGACACACAGACACATTAGCCGCCAACAAAGGTAATGCGGTGTGTCGGTGGGACTTGGGTCAAGTCCAAAGTATCACAGTCGAAGAAGGTTATCGTTATAGCACTACCGTAACTGCTACGGACATAGTGTTTGCTAAAGGTACAAATACATTAACAATGGCAGGGCGCAGGTGGGATAGATTAGGATTTAGAGTAGGAATGTACATCACCATATCCGGTTCTGCTAATAACAGTGGTTCATTTTACATTACTGCTATGGCCGCAGGTGGCGGTGAAATAACCATCAACTCCGTAACTCATGATGAAGCGGCTGGGCCTAGTGTAACAGTATCTTCTGAGTCCTCTATTGATGTGTACACTGATGTTGCGCTTGGTAATACTTCATCCGGGCAAACTGCGCTTGCACTAAATGGTGCATTAAAAAATACAAGGGGAGCAAACTCAACTATCACATTTACAGGCATAGCCAATTCGGACACAAGATACATAACCAACGGTGACTATGCGGCGATATACAACCAAAGCGACCTTACATACGACTTTGGTTCCGGTATCGCAAGTGGTTCCTCAGTATATTTTGATGACGGACCATACCCAAAAGTGACATCGGCTCAACAACTTAGTTTTAGAAGCGAATATCATAGGGCACCTACTTCAAATGCCCACGGAGAAGTCACAATGTATTCTTTAGCGTTGACTAATTCATCAGTGGAAATGACATCAGCAAGAAATACAGTTAGAGATGATGTTACAAAGGTGTTTAGAGTCCTAAATACTTCAACCTTTGACTACAATGGTAACATATTTGACGCTGGGTTTTGTAAATGGATTTTTAACTTAAACGCTACTAATTGGCCGTTTCCTGTTAGTGGCTCCACCTCATACGGTGCTAACGACGGAACATTTGTAGGGTTATGGTATGATGTAGTTTTGCAGGTTGATACTGCTGGCTTCAAGACTACTATACCGCAAGGCAGAAGTTTATCACTTAATTCATTAAAAATAGAAAGTGGTGCAGTATTAGAGGGGTACCAAACAACCGGTCAAAGCGCATCCTCAGTCATAATTTCGGTCAAACGACCTATTATCGAGGGGGCTTGGAACTTTTCGCAAGTTGCAGACGGAGTATATTCTTCAGTCCTAAGCGATACCTACTTAGTAACTCCTTCTCATGGTACAGGCGGTAATGTCCAATTATCAGACCACGCTGGCAAGTTTATCAGTGACAATGATTTATCATTTGGTGACGATACCTTGCATGTTGATAGAGGCATAAAAATTACAGAAGCCTCAGACCACGGAACCGCCCCCGGTAGTGGTTACGGTGTCCTATGGGTTAAAACAACTACACCAAATACTCTTATATTTACAGACGAAAACGGCACAGACACTACACTTGGTTCCGGTGGTGGTGGTGGTAGTACCTACACTGACGCAGATGCTATTGCCGCAATCGAAGGCGAAGCAGGGTTAGACTTCTCAACTTCGTCTAATCACGCAATTATTGAAAATACTACCCAAGATAAAGATATTATCTTCAAAGTAAATGATGGTGGTGCTTCAACTGAAGTTTTAAGAATTAGTGGAGATGATGGTCGAATTGGAATAGGTGGTATCACCTCACCAAGCGCACAATTACATATACGCTCCGCTTTAACTCAACAGCCCGAATTAAGATTAGAAAATACTAATGCCGATAATCAAGAGGCAACTATTAGATTTATGAAGAACACTGCTTCTCCCGTCGCATCTGATGATTTAGGTATAATTAGATTTGAAGGAGAAAATGATGCAGGGGCAAATCATCTCTATTCTTACATCATGGCTCAAATGCTCAATGTTTCTGATGGGGCAGAAGCAGGAGAAATCTTATTCTTTGCGGGTCATAAAGGGGCGCAATATCAAGCCCTTGCTGTAACAGGTAGTTCAGCCGCAGATGGGGAAGTATGTGTAAATGACGGAGGGAGGAACGATATTAACTTTAGAGTCGAAGGAGATACTCAACAATTCCTACTATTTACGGATGCCGCAAACGACAGAGTAGGTATTAAAAAAAGTAGCCCTGCTTCAACACTTGATGTTAATGGCACAATTCGTCAATCTAACGCTACATCAGCCGTTCTTGTTGCTGACGGTAACGGAGATATAAGTGCCGCATCTAATCTCCAAGACGCAGTATATGTTCAATCCGGTTCAGCCGGTGCAGAACCTTTCAACATAGTCCCGCCGGGTGCGCCTACTGATTGGGTGGGTGCGCCTCCTAATACCATAGAAGAAGCAATTAATAGATTGGCTTCGTGGGCGCAAACTGCGATTCCGGGGCCAATTCCGTGATGTGATAAAATGACAAGATGTAAAATGTTAGATACATGGTTTGATGCTAAGTCGAAAGAATTAGATAAGGCCGAAAAAGAACAAAAAAAGGACTTAATTACAGGTGGAAAAAATGCGTAAAGGCAAGATAGTCTATCAACCTCCCGAGAGATGTTATACCAATGTGAACATTGAAAAGACAGACCACGGCTACGCAGTGTATAGGCCCGGCGAAAGCAAGCCTTTTACTTTTATACCGACCTCGGCAGTAAAACAAATAGAATATAGAGATGATTAAGATGGATATAACAACAATAGCACTATATGTGGGAATAGCGGGAATAATCGTTACTGGCGCATATCAGATATACAAGCGATATTACCTTGATGATGGTAAAATCACCATTGACGAATTAGGTGACATAGTTGACGACATTAAAGAAGTCGTGGATGATGTCATGGATGAAAAGAAGGAGTGATTTCCATGTCAAGAACCACTCATGGTGTGCGCCTCGATAATATTGAAAAGCGCATAGACAAGCATGAGGAATTATTGGAAAAGATGGGGGAGGCTCAGACGGAGATGATGGTATCACTTGCCAAACTACACGGCAGTGTGCGAATACTAATTATCTTTATTGCGGCATCCTTCGGCGTTGATGTGGGTAGTTTGATTTTGTAGGTGATAATATGGGGTATTGTACGGCGGCAGATGTTTCAGTTAGGTTGGGTCTTGATTCCGGCCAGCGTGATAGAGCCGCTACTCGTATAGCAAGTGCTATCCGTAGGGCGGGAGTGGAGATAGACCAATCATTCCGTGATTATGGTCGTGATGCCCCGTCCTCTTACATAGCGTCAAACACACTAAACGGTGCAGTTAGCGCAGGTGCTACTACAATCACACTTGTTAGTAACGCTGATTTTTCAACTGCCGGCACAGGTAACATAGATGGCGACACATTCAAGTGGACTGGTAAAGGCGGTGCCACACTAACAGGTTGCACAGGTATAGACTTTGCACATGATACCGCATCCCCTGTACAAGAAGGAGAGTTTGCGGAGATAGCCCGAGAGATTTGTGCTGATTTAGCGGCGGCAATATACCTTGAAGATGAAGCCGCATTCCACACCGCAGGTTCCGACCCGGTGCGCTCTAATGTCCTTCGAGCAAGAGGAACCGCAAGCCTAACTAGATTGGCTCATTTGGGGACTGTTGACTGAGGGGATTAGATGGCAAATAGATTTGGTATGGGATTTTCCCTCGAAATTGATACCCGTCAAACTGATGCGGCTATCAAGGAGATGGAAAGGACATCTGCCGAAATTATGGCTGATGCCATTTACGATGTACTAAAGGCACAGATTCCTACATCACAGTCACAGATAAAGCGTGACGCACCAGTTAGGCAACAGGCTATGGCACAAAAGGTAGCAGATTCCCTAATAGTGGAAATAGGTGAAAATCACAATCAAAAAGCAGAAGTGCGTTTTGGTTCCGACCCTATTGATGAAGGCGGTGTTACAGGTTCCCGTGGTGGTAAATTAGCACAGTATCTTGAGTACGGCTCCCCTAAGTTTGACTACCCGTTCACATTCAAAACAATAGACAATAGTCTAACTTTTGGTGC